ATTAATTTATATAATAAAATAAAAAGCGGGTAAAAGAAAAAATAATATATAGTATAGTAATTGTTCATGAACATTCGGTACTCCTTAGAACCCATGAAAGAGAGGTAATTATGACTGTAAGAGAACAGCTCGAAAACATAAGAATTCAATCGACTATGATTGACAGTAAAGTTTCTGAAATTCAGTCTCTCAGAGAAATTGCAAGCTCTGTTGTAGGAGTTTTACAAAGTGTGCCGGAACACGCTGTTGGAACTCCGTCTGATAAAGTCGGAAACACAATTGCAAAAATTATTGACCTCGAAGATGAAGTGAAGAATGAACTTGAAAAACTGCTTAACTTACGACAAGAGAGTTTGAAACTTATAGAGCAGGTTAGTGACCCCATGGAATACAAAATTCTGTATATGCGATACTTTCAGTTCAAAACATGGTCGAGCATTGCAGAAGAAACACGCTATACAAGAGAAGGTGCAAGACAAATCTGTTTTCGTGCAGTAAATAAGCTGGAACAGAAAAAGAGTTGACAGCAAGTCATTGAATTTGACACCTACGATGAGTATAATTATAATAGCAAATTCGATATAATTCAAAACCGCTTGAGTAAACGCTCGGCGGTTTTTGCTTTTTGGAAAGGGGGGTTGAATTATGGAATTATCTAATGCGAAATGGGAACGTTTTTGTTTGGAGTATGCAAAAAGCGCAAACGCAACGGATTCTTACAGAAAAGTTTATAAATCAAAGAGTTCTACACAGGTTTTGTCTCAGTCTGCTTCTCGACTGTTGAAGAATGAGAAGATTCAAGCCCGTCTCGCCGAATTGCATGAAGAAATGGCTTCCGAGAAGATAGCAAACGCTGCGGAAGTACAGGAACGATTAACGAGGATCCTCAGACTTGAAGAAATGGAAGACGTTGTTGTTGTCGAAGGTGTTGATAAGGGTGTTTCGGAAGCTCGTGTTGTAAAGAAGCGTCCGAATTTGAAAGACGTTATCAAAGCAGGTGAAACACTTGCGAAGATGCAAGGTGCATTTGATAATACTGTAAATGTAAATCTTTCCGTTCCGGTGATTGGCGGCGAAGAAGAACTTGAAGATTAATTATCAGAAATATAACCTTGCGGAGATAGTCGGAAAAGGCTACAAAACGATATGGAACTTTCGAGGGCGTTATCTTGTAAATAAGGGTTCTCGTGCTTCAAAGAAGTCAAAAACTCATGCACTTCGATTCATCTACAACATAATGAAATACCCCGATTCAAATCTTCTTGTTATCCGTAAAACATACAGAACTCTAAAGGATTCGTGTTTCACTGAATTAAAATGGGCGGTTCATCGTTATGGCGTAGATCAGTGGTGGGAGTTTAAAGAAAGTCCGCTTGAAGCTACATACAAGCCTACGGGACAAAAAATTTACTTTAGGGGATTAGACGATCCTCTCAAAGTTACTTCTGTTACAGTTGATGTGGGCGCACTCTGTTGGATGTGGATTGAAGAAGCATATGAAATCATGAATGAAGATGATTTTAATATTCTCGATGAATCCATTCGAGGTGAAGTGCCGGAAGACTTATGGAAGCAAATTGTTCTGACGTTTAACCCGTGGAATGAACATCACTGGATTAAAAAGCGTTTTTATGACGCAGAACCCGATTCGGATATCCTTCCGGCTACAACAAATTATCTTTGTAATGAATTTCTTGATGCCGCTGACCTTCGTGTTTTTGAAACCATGAAGAAGAATAATCCGCGCCGGTATCAGGTCGCAGGTTTAGGAAATTGGGGTATTGTTGACGGGTTAATCTATGAGAATTGGCGTGAAGAAGCATTCAGTCTCGAGGATATAAAACAGTGTAAATCTGCGTTTGGTTTAGACTTTGGTTATACGAATGACCCGTCAGCATTTTTTGCCGGATTCGTAGATATCCAAAACAAGAAACTTTATGTTTGGGATGAGTTTTATGAAAAAGGACTGTCGAACAAGAAAATTTTTGAAAAGATATCTTCAATGGGTTACGCAAAAGAACGGATAACAGCAGATTCAGCCGAACCGAAATCCATTGACGAACTGAAAACGCTCGGAATTCATAGAATCAACGGAGCGAAGAAAGGCAAAGACAGCATTGCAAACGGAATTCAGTGGATTCAGGATTTGGAAATAATAATTCATCCTCGTTGCGTGAATTTCTTAACGGAAATCAGTAATTACACGTGGGATGAAGATAAATTCGGCAGAAAGCTGAATGTTCCGATAGATGATTTTAACCACTTGATGGATGCTATGAGATATGCACTTGAGGGGTATGTCACAGGTGACAAGTGGATTTATTGAGGTGAGAATGAAAAAGGATTTTGATTTAATAAAACATACCTTCAAGGGACAAATCACGATAATTCCGATATCGGACGTTCATCTTGGGGCACTCGAACATTGTGAAAGTGAATGGAACGCCTTTTGCAATTCAGTATGTGATAAGCCTAACACTTACATTATATTGGGTGGAGATTTAATTAACAATTCAATCAGAACAAGCGTAGCAAATCCGTTTGACGAAGTTATCAGACCTCGTGAACAGAAGAAACGTATGGTTGAATACCTCAGTCCGATTAAAAACAGAATTCTTTGTGCGGTATCGGGAAATCACGAAAGACGGTCAATGAAGGACGCTGACGAAGATATCACATACGATATCATGTCAAAGCTTGACCTTGAAGATTTATATCGTGAAAATGTGGCTTTTATGAAAATCGGATGCGGAAAACGCTCGGACGGACTTTCGGAATGTGTGTATATGTTTTGTGTCACTCATGGCGCAGGCGGTGGAATTTACACGGGTGCGGGAATTAACCGAAATGAACGGTTTGGTAACGTCATTGACGGACTTGATTGTTTAATAGTCGGACATACACACAAAGGAACAGTTTCAAAGCCGTCAAAAATCGTGTTAGACGTGAGAAACGAGCTTGTGAGCGTAAAGAGCTATACTGTTATTTCGTGTGTTTCGTGGCTCAATTACGGTGGTTATGCCGCGCAAAAGATGCTCCTTCCTGCCGATAGAGCTAATCCGCAGAAGCTTCTTCTGAGCGCTAAACGTGATTATAAAAATATAGAAGTCAGGTGGTGAGTAAATGGAAATAGAAATTATTGTTCGTGAAAAGGTTGCTCGACTTGCAAACAAACATGATTTTGCAGTATGCGGAAACAGCGACTACAAGATTAAGTTTGACTTTGATTCGGAGTGGGACGCATACGAAGTAAAAACAGCAAGGTTTAAATACAACGGAACATATACAGACGTTGTATTTAATGGGTGTGAATGCCCGATGCCGATTATCACAAGTGCGTTTCGCGTTGAAGTTGGCGTTTATGCCGGTGATTTGCGTACAACAAGTTGTGCCGTTCTTCCGCTTAAAAAATCAATTTTATGTGGCTCGGAAACAGAATCAAAGGAAAGTCAGGAAATAAAAGACAGTATTAACAAAATACTGAAAGAAAAGATTGACAGTCCGCAAAAAGCCGGAATTGGAGAGGTTTTGACAGTTGAGGAAGTAGACGAAAACGGAAAGCCCACGAAGTGGAAGACTGCTCCCGCAGCAGCTGAACAAAAACAAGCGGACTGGGGACAGAATGACGAGACTGCGGCGGATTTTGTGCGGAATCGACCTTGCTATACGGAATGGAAAGCGGGAACATACTTTGATGCGACAGTAGACAAAGAAACCGCTATACAAGATGGTGTATTCTTTTATAGAATTGACAATAATGAAATTAACTGGGATATGTTTGATAAAACGGATAATCAATTATTTGTCAAGGGAAGGAAATACAATATAGTTTTTGACGGCGTAACATATACATCAACCGCAGAAGATGATATGATTGGCAATGGGCATTTATATTATGAAGAATTAGAAGACAACGGAATGCCATTTGTGGTGTCCGCTGGCAACGGTGTAACGCTTGCTTGTAAAACGGCGGGTGAGCACAGCATAAAGGTTACAGGAGAAGTTCCTACATATCATGAGTTAGACAAAAGATATTATAATAAGTCGATAGAGTATGATGCGGGAATAATGAATGAGAGCCCCTCCAGAATATCACTTTCTTCTTACACACAAGCGATGGATATAGGGAGAGTGCAGTGGGATTATACTCTTATGAGACCTACGGAAGAAGAAGTAAAAGAACTGGGCGATGAATTATTTAATATGTATCCAGTCAATTTGTATGTGACAGGGGCAAGGAATATGATTTTAGGTGTTGTCCCTTATGGCGATTCATCGTTGATTGTTGAATTACCGGTAAATGTAGGCGATACAAAAATCATTAGTATCACGGAAACACCGAGCGTTGACGTCACATATCGCGACACAAACCAATACCTGATAAAAATAAAGGAGACCGGAGCTAATAAGCCGACATTGTATGTTTGGTTTAATACTTATGACGAAAAGTCTGGAGCGCGATCCGCTTTGGTATATTATAATAATGCTTTATATAGCATGGAATTAAACACGAATCTAAAAATCAAAAGAATATTATAACCCAAAGGAGCACACATGACAACAATAATATCGGGGGAAAGGTAGGTGAACAAAACTGCTAACATCAAACGAAAT